AGCTGTCATATGGCGGATCGGTTGGAGGGGTTGCCAGAGGATCATCAAAGCAACCACAATCAGAACCCAGTTCTTTGTCATCAGAAATTGAAGTTCACCACACGATCTTCACAGAATCCGCGATCTTTGTGCTTGAAGTAATTAGTCCGAGTCCATCCTCCGCTCTGAGTAAACATGTTGCGAATGTAAAAGTTAAACCCCCGCTCATCATCATTCCATTCGGGCATTGCCTGATACTTTTTCAGAACTTCATTCAGTTCCTCAATCAGGCAGGCAAACAATTCACGCTTGCTTTTTTTGACTACATCATCAGCGAAGAAAACTGTCGTCTCATTGTACTTCTTACTGCTGAACACATAAACTACACCTTCCTTCGGCAATCCGCCATTGTAGGTAGGATATGCCTGTTTAGAAGACTTACACTCAATGTCGTAAGTTTTGCCGTTGTAGTGTACCCGAAAGTCAGGAGAGTTCTGAATTCCGTTAGGTTGTGCTTCATACTCCAGGTTATACTTTTTCAGAAGTTCTTCAACCTGGTTCTCATGATGCGAATTGTCTTGAGAATTGCTGGCATACTTGAGATCCAGGCACTCAATGAAGAATTGATTCAGTGTAGACATTTGTACTCCTCGGACTTGATTGCCCGTTGTAAGTGTGTGGGGTTCGTTTCCTCCCCCCGATGAACATAGTATGGCACCCCCTGCGGGTCAAATCAACAGGGTGTGTGCCACCTTCTCA